AGGAACTAACCAATTTGATTTTACATTATGTTGAACGTTTTTTACATCAGCCATATAGGTAAACGGAACATTTCTTAGAATGGGATTGTTTTCTATTCTTAGAACATTCCACTTTGGATCTAAAACCATTGCTTCACTAGCACCGCCTAATCCACTGAACAAATCAACCATGTGTCTCATAAGTCAACCAACCCCATATCAATTTGACAATCAATACAATACGCATGGTCTCTTTTTCTTGGTCGGCCTAAACATTGTTTACACCAATAAGTTGTTCTTTGATCCGCTTCTTTTCTTTTGTTGTCTTCTGATCGCAATTGGTCCCTAACCCAAGAAGAGAAGTTTGATTTCTTCTTTGCTAGTTCCCAAGTTGTTGCGTCTAATGAGATAGTTACAGGCCTCATATTTACTTCGACAAACTAATTCTATATCAAATCATACGTACGTATAGGAAAAAAAAGGTCGGTTTGTTTGATGGGTTTTCCCACGAAGGTTAGAAATATAGTTAGTAATCGATGGGGGTGGTGGTGATATTTACTTTGGAGGCGGACTCTCTAAGGTGCGTTCGCACGTTCGGAACTCGCTTCGCTCGCGAAGATTAGGTCACAGTTTACTTTATACACCTGTTTAGTGTGGCAGTTGCATGGCGAAAGCAAGCGGAGATTTAATTCTCAGAGATAGAATGCAGTTTGAATTTGATGGCGATGGAAATAGAACGACTCTTTATGGTCGATTCGATTTAAGCCAATATGTAGATCCAGTTTCAAGGGCTGGACTAGCAATAAAAGAGGTATTATTCCAACCAAGACTTCCTCTTAATCCTGATTTTGCTAACACAGGCGCATTCCCTATTATTGGTCTTCAATACAATCCTGAATTAAACCTAGCAGAGCATTCAGGAATCAAAATTTATGCTTGTACTCGAGCATATGAGAACGCATTTGAGGTTGGGATCGCAAGTCCTGATGTACTATGCGTTTACGAAAGACAGGTTATTTCTTCTCCTAACGGTAGTGACAGTCAAACTTACTTGGCTGAAGACTTCTGGTACGGCCCTAGAGATTTGCATCCTGACGGTTACACAGTTGTAAGTGACCTTCTTATTGGAATTGCTGCAGATTCTTGGATTGATGAAGGCGGCCGAACTGTAGAACTAGATGTTGTATTAGTAGCAGAGCCAGTTAAGGTTACTACTGAGCGCATGAATGAAATCCTAAGTCAACAGCAGGACTTGTGATTTTATGGTAAAGGGTAAGATCGGGAAAAAAGCCCTTGCTAAAATTAGCGAAACAAAGTTTGCGAGAGGTGCTGGAATTGCAGCCGGAGCAAGAGCAGCAGAAGAAGCAATTAGCAACCCGTATGCTCAAGCGGGTCTTGGCGCAATCGAAGGGGCGGCACTTGGTTCGGCTCTTGGCCCTCTTGGTGCTGCTGGAGGTGCTGTCGCAGGCGGGCTTCTCGGATTCGTGCTTGCAGATGGTGAGCGAATTGTTCCTATTGATATGATTGCTGTACCCGCTTATCAATACAGTTTGATGTTACAAGGTAAGGAACCAACGTTTCAGATATACATCAAAGAAGGCGAAGTCATTATGCCACTAATGAAAACTGATTCACAAATTGCTGGAGAAGTTGTACTCGAAGAAGGAATGGTTGCGCCCAGGGCCAAGAAGCGCAAACTATCTGCTTGGAACCGGTATGTTAAGAACAAAAAGAACCAAATCAAATTTAAAAATGGTAAATTAAACTTGAAGAAAATGGCTGTACAATTTAGGAAAACAAGGGGGAAGAAATAATGCCTGTTCACACACTAAGAGAAACAATAGTTGGCAGTGTCTTTTTGGATGCTAGTGGAAGAGGATATTTCACAAAACGTATCAACGTGCCTGAACATATGCGCAATCAAGTTATGGCTTTAGATGTAACAAATGAAAATGTATGTCCTTTTATTCCTGCAACTACAGATAACATTCTAACAGGAGTTCAAATGTTTGTATCTCCTTATCCTATACAGATTACAGACAATACAATTCAACCTACTCCTACAGACATATTGGAAAATGCTGGCCCATATGCAAGCGATGCTAAAATAATTAGTAAACAAACAGAAATTACTAGATTAAACAATTTTCAGCAACAACAATCAAACAAAATATGGCACTCACAATTCCCAAATGATTCTCTTGGATCGCAAGAAACAACCACTTTCTACTCGCCTCATCTATATCTGACAGTATTACTTTGGAATGCACCTGATACTGAAGTAGAAATAAAATACTCAGTTTATGCAGAAATAAAACAGACAAAATGTAATGCCGTAGAGTCAGCAATGGGTTGCTATGGTGAATTTTTAGATGCGCAATGTATGAAACTACTATCGACAGCTGTATTTACTTCGCCTGACAATGTTGCAGGCAATACATTCCCTATGTGGAAGTACGGTGGCATACGCCCTGAATTTATGATTTCAGGTACTACCGCACTGCGTTATTTTAACAGAGTTGCATCTAATCAAAGCCAAGCAATGATTAGCCGTGATGATTTTCAAGTTGCATTTCAAGAAGCAACTAAAATGGCTGAATTCGATAGTGGATTTGGTGATCCAGCAATACCACTTCCTGATTGGGTGCAAATTTTAGATGTTGCAGGCATTACTTCAGGGGCAATTAGGCCATATCCGCCACCGCTAAAGTTTGCTGACAATGGAAATACATTGATGTTTTAGTTGTACTCGAAAATAGATTTTTGATTTTCTATTGCAACTTTCAATGCTTGGCTTAAATTAAAGTCAACTTTTGCTTTCAAATTAGATCGCAATGGATTTCGATTGTTGACATCTTTGCTTGCTTTAGTTGAAACTTCAAGCCCAGGGGGTAACAACGGGAAATTACCCCACAACACATATGGTCCGACGATCTGTCTTGGTTCGCCCAAATATTTTTTGAAGTGCTTTATTGCCCCTACTACGTTCTCGATAACCCAATATTTTGGTTTGACTGTTTCAATGATGTCAATTGCCGCCTCGAGTAAACTGCAATCTGGTACAAATTCAATTCCTTCCCTAGCGGCAGTTGGTGCAGGCGCACCATAAGCAAGAGAAAATTCTCTGCAGGGCGGTGATGCCCAAATCAAATCCAATTTAGGAACTAACCAATTTGATTTTACATTATGTTGAACGTTTTTTACATCAGCCATATAGGTAAACGGAACATTTCTTA